AGATCCCTGTTGATCTTGAAATACTTCGTCAGCGCCGGAGAGACCTTGATGATCTTGCGCACGGCCAGCCGCAGCTCCGAGGACAGCTTAAAGTCCGGCGCCACGGAGAAGAAACGGGAGAAGCGGGGCTCCGTCAACATCCCCAGAATGAAGATGACTGCGGAGTTGAAGGTCTTGAAGTTCTTTCGGGCGATCTCAAGAATAGCGGTCTGATAGAAGCGCCGGTCGTCCTCACGCCGCCGCGTACAGAATACGGCCACGATCAGGAACCAGGCATAATCTTCAAGGCCGTCATACATGGAGCAGTGGAGATCCGGGTGCACCATCAGCTTTAGAAGTTTGCAGATCTTCCGATAGGCCTTTTCACTGATGTAGGCTTCCTTATGCTTTCCGTCCGCGATCTTCAGCCACTTTTTCGCCTGGAGCTTTACATACTTACCGACCTTCCGATTGCTGCGCTGCGTACACCACTTGGCATACTGATAGGCGCGGCTCTGGTCAATCATCGTCGCTCAGGGCCGCCAGCAGCGGGTCCTTTTCCTTCTTCTGTTTCTGCGCGGCCAGAGAGCCGATCTTGGCCCTGGCCTGGGGCGAGAGGCACAGTTCATTACAGCCTCGCCATAGGTCGCTCTGATATTTCGCACGGGCATTCTGCAAGCCGGTGTGCATCACGAGTCCCGGATCAGCGTCGATCAGGCCGTTGATATAGCGCAGGCGGTCAATGGCCACGGCCGTACTCTCCAGAACGAAGACGTCAAGCTGGCCGAGGATGTCGCTTGCTACCAGACCGCTCACGATAAATTGAAAAATCTCGCGCTGTCCATCCGTCAGATCTGCCGGCGGCTCGGGTGGAACGTTCTCGCCTCGCAGCTTGTCCTCCACGTCCTGACGGACTGCTTCGACATCGCTGGCGATCGCGCCAGTCTTCACGCGAACCGACTTACTCGGTCTTGCCACTTTCCACCCTCCTCTCGTCTCGCGGGCAATTTCCCATTTCTAAACTTCATCCTGTTCAGGGGGCTGCTGTTGGTCTTGACACGGATCCACCGAGATATCTCAATCCCACCGGGGGGATGCCTCCGCAAGTTCGTGGAGGTAGTCTCTCGGGATCTCCCCGTCATCAGCCATGCGATGATGCCTGCTGCAGCAGGTCAGAAGGTTACTATCATCAAGCCGCAGGTCGAATCTCTCTTCCAGCGGTTCAATGTGATGCACCGACAACTCCTGATCCAGCCCTGGCACTCCGAAGACACCGTAGCTTCCCTCATTGCAAACTCTGCAAAGATGAAAGTCACGCCGTACGATCTGTTCCCGCTTTTTCTGCCAGGTATACGTCTTGCGGAATCCAGACGTCTTACTGTTGCGGTGCTTCGCCTGCTTCGGCTTCTTAGGGCAGATGTATCCTCTCGGATGAATCCGGCCACAATACGGGCATGATCTCAGCATCGCTGCATTCCTTTCGTAAACAATGAAAAAGGCCGAGAAGCTCTTCTCCAAGAGAGCTCCTCGGCCACCCACCGCATCCATCTGTCATTTCGCAGTGAGTCGTGGAGAAAAAACGCTCCCCCCATACTCAGCATAACATGGGTTTGGAGGGCAATAATGTACAGAGAGTCCCACCCCTAAAAAATTATTTTCGCCCGACAAGTTCGTCAATAGAGGTGTCAAAAAGGTCTGCCAGCATGATGAGCACGTCTATCGTAGGGAATCTTTCGCCCCTTTCATACTTAGCAATCGTGCTCTGACTTATACCGCACAGATCTGCCAGCCTCTGCCGTGAGAGATGACGCCGCTCCCTCATTGACTGTAGCTTCCGCGGAAAGCACTTTTCCTGGCTGGTCATTGTCAGACTCCTTTAGCTTTGAGACCTCACGATTCAGTTCTGTGATAGCCCTTTTTATACGGACCTGATTGCGGATCCATAGTAGTGCGGCAATGACCCACAATACTGCCGCCGAGTACTGCATAGCTTCAAGCACCATTTCTTTTCCTCTCCTCAAAAGTTTTATAATTACTGAATTACGGAACGCCATTTTACCGTAGGTGTCTATAGCTTGGGTAAAAAACTTGCACGCGCAAGCAGAAAAAACGTAGCGTTCCCAACGGTTTGAGAGTTGTCAACGAGTATCCCCTTTTTGCATCTCAAAAAAACTCTAAAATCGGACATGTTCAAACACTCGAAAAAGTTACTTTTCTCTCTTCCTGTGGGACGTCAAAATTCTCGTGCGCCGTTGCCGGTGCACTCAAATTTTGACGCCCATCTGCTGGGTTGGCATAGTAGTCAGACC